CGTGCCTTGTCGGCCTCCTGCTGCTGGGCGGTGAGCCCCTTCAGCCGTTCGGAGGCATCGTTCTGACGGCGGAGGAAATCGGCTTCGCGCGACCGCTCGCGTTCGGCAAGGCGTTCCTGCGTCTCGCGAGGGAGGTGCTTGAACAGCTCCTTGTCCTCTTTCGTCCATGACCTCGGGGGCGCGATGGAAGGCTCGGCCTGATCGTCCCCTTGCGTCTCACCGGGGCCAGTCTCCTGGGCGGTGTCGGCCTGCTCGAGTGATTCTTGCGCGGCCGATTCCTGTCGGGCGGCCGCGTCGTCGCGCGCCTCGCCCTCGTGTTCGTCGTCGCGGCGCTGGCGTGCCGCATCCTTGTGGCGCGTGTCGGCGAGCGACAACGCGGCCTCGCGCGCCGAGAGCGGCCCGTCGCCGCCGGCGTTGCGCTCGATGATGTCGGATTGCTGCGGCACCTCGACGGCGCCAAAACCCGGGACTTGCACGGTGTCTTCAGCCATGTTGCGTTTCCTTCTCGCGTGCCGCTCGCGCGGCGATCTCGTCCAGTTCGCGCTGCGCCAGCCGGCCGCCGGCAACGACATGCGCGAGGTGATCGCGCACCTTCGCCACCACCTGCACGGCCTGCCACAACCGCTCGCGCGCGTCGGTGTCGCGCGCGTGCGTCGCCCGCCACGCTTTGACGTAGTCGTGGTCGAGCGCCTCGAGCGCCTCGGTGAGCAGCTCGTCGCGCTGCAGCGCCTCGGCGCGCGCCGCGCGCTCGATCGCCTTGTTCAATGCGAGTTCATCGATGGGCAGCGTGCCCCGGAACGTCGCGCTGATGCCGGTCAGCGCGTAAGGGCCGCTCTGCCCGACCACGGCAGGGCCGAGCGGCGCGTCCTTGCCGGTGAGCGCGAACGTCGCCATCGCCGCCGGCAGCGCCACCACCAGCGCCGGCTGCGTCACGCCGGTCAGCTGGTAGCTACCCACCGTGACCGAGAGAACGTAGAAGCTCGGCGGGGAAATCTGCCCCGACACGGTGACGCCGAGCGGGTGCCCACCCAACAGCATGGCGCATTACTCCGTCGAGGACGTGGCGATCACCCGCTCGCCGTCGCACATGCGCCGCACGAGCGCGAGGTGCTGCACGACCGGGCCGGCGTCGGTGACGTGGACGATGTCGAGCGGCCCGAGCGGCACACAGTGAATGATGTCGCCGTTGGGGAGCCTGATCTGCTCAGGCGAGCCCACGCACTGCCCGGGCGTGCTCCCCCAATACTGCAGCTCCTCTCCGGTGCTGGTGTCGATCCGCGAGTAGCCAATCTGCTCCATGTCACATCCCCAGCATTGGCATGTTGAAGCCTGCGGTCTTCGGCGCAGGCGTGTAGGTGATGACGACCAGGCCCTGGGTGCCTGACCCAGGCGTCCCGCCGGCACCACCGCCACCGCCACCAGCGCCGTAGTTGGCGGCATTGCCGCCGTTGAAGCCACCGCCCGCACCACCACCGCCGCCGCCAGAGCCATGAGTGGCGTCGAAGTTTGCCCCAGCGCTGCCCGCGTTGCCGTTGCCGAAACCTTGAGAGGCTCCTCCCGCGCCACCGCTGCCGTTGTCGCCAGTCCCGCCTGCCGTGCCCGTGCCGGTCGTGGCATTCGTGGCGTTGCCTCCAGCGCCATGCTGTCCAGCAGCACCTCCACCACCTCCACCCCCGGCTGAAGTAGCCGTCCCTCCTGTTCCTCCATTGAATGTGGTCGTGCCGGTGCTGCCAGTCGCCAAGCCGGCGGCCGTTGGGGTGGTTCGGCTCAGCGGGCCAGCGGCGAGGACGGCGGCAGCGGAGTTGGCATCGTTGTTGATCGAAGTGTTGCCGGCGTCAGCCGTGCCAGCGACACCCACCGCGCCAATCGTCACCGTCTTATTACCCGACGTGTAGGTGAGATTGGTTGATGCCGCGTATGCGCCGCCGCCGGCGCCCGCCGCGGCCACGCCGCCGCCTCCGGACGTGGTGGAAGCGTTTGCGCCAGGGCCGACACACCCGATGCTGTTGTTGCCGCTATTCCAGTCTGCGGGGACTGACCAGGAGCCCGACAACGTAATAAACGTCGTCGTCGCGAGGATGTAGTGCTCGTCCGTACCTTTTCGGTACTTCTCGACGTAGACCGTAACGGTCTGGCCGATCTGCTCGCCGGTGATGGCGTCGTAGCAGGGAGCATTTTCGACCGCGAGCCGCCAGAGCCCCGGGTAAGAGCGCGTGATCTCCGTGGCGGCCCGCTGAACCTCGCGGTCGAGCCCAACAGGCCGCTCGATCTGGAAGAGCAACGGCGTGACCATGCCGACGAGGGCCGCGCCAAGGACCCACGGCGTACGCCGACGCCTGTGGAAAAACTGCTGCTTCATTGCAGGGCCTTGATGACGTATGTCGAGACGCCGTTGATCCGGCGAATGGAGATGATGAACTTGTTGGTGTTCGCCGTGGTGAGTGGGTCGCCCGTGTTCGAACCCACGGTGAAGCCCGCCGCGAACGTGATCGCGCCCGCGCTTGCGCCGTTGGTGATGAGGATGTCCACGGCGCAGTCGGACGACGGCGCCGTCAGCGTGAACGCGCCGTTGTTGGTCCCGAACTGGTAGTTGCCGAGCGCGGGGTTGACGGTGAAGCTGGCGATCGTGCCGAGATTGTTCGGCGTGAGCGTGTAGCCCACGCTGATCGTTCCGGTGCTCGCCTTCTGCACCGCGCCGGTGATGCGGCTGTCGTCTCCGGCCGCGACCGTGCCCGCCAAAGTGCCGACGTTGAGCGTCGCGGCGCCGCCGAGTCCCAGGTTGCCGCGAGCGGTGCTGGCACTCGCCAGGTCGCTCAGGTTGTTCGCGCGGAACGCATACGCGGTGTCGGCCCCCGTCGCGGTGACGCCCAGGTTGGTTCTCGCGGACGAGGCGCTCTGCAGCTCGGACAGATTGTTCTGCGAGGACACCGCGTCCTCCGCCAGGTAGACGAGCCCGACCGATGGCGGGTTGGTGAAGCTGACCTTCGCGTTCGCGTTGGACGACTTCAGGATCGTGGTGCGCGCCAGCGTCGTGGTGCCCGACGTGTAGATGCCGTAGCCGACCTCCCATTGCGTCAGGTCGGCGCTCTCCGCGCGATACCGGTACGTGGCGCCGTTCACTGCGCCCGCATTGGCCGGCGTGAGGTAGCCGGTCGCAGCGGCCGACACGACGAAGTCGCCCGTACCGCCTGCTGTCGGGGTGAACCTGCAGACGTCGACAAAGCTGATGGTCATGGGACTATTGCAGCGTCAGAACGCCGTTGGTCGCGTCGAACTGCACCGTGAACTGGTTGCCCGACGTGAGGGTGAGGCTGGTGCCGTAGTCGTACCAGCCGATCAGCTGGTCGCTCGCGGCCGTGTCGTTGTAGAGCACCGCGTAGCGAAACGGCCCGATGCTGCCGGGCGTCGCCGTGAACGTCACGCTGTTGAGCTTGAGCGTGTAGAGCCCGCCCGACTGCACGGACGACGCCTGCGACGCCTGCGTGCCGCCGGCCGTGTAGCCGTTGCCGGCGCTGAGCTCGGTGATGTCCGTCTTGACGGCGTTGCTGGTGAGCGGCGCCGTGTTGGTCAGCATCACCTTGAGGATGTCGCTCTGCAGGTTATGCACCTTCTCGGCCAGATCTTCGACAAAGGCGTTGAATTTATTGAACGCGGCCATCGCTTGAACGCTCCTATTCGATCGGCACGGCGTGACTGACCCGGCCTGCCGCATCGCGCACGATGCGCATGCCCTTCGGCGGTGGCGGCGCGGGCGGCGGATTGAGCGTCGACAGCTTCCCGATCAGCCCGTCGAGGTCGACCGGCTGCGGCTTGCCGTCCGGTCCGGGCGGCCCGGGAAGCGATCCGGCGTGCCTGAGCAACTCGACATGCGCCTTGTGCATCTCCATCCGATGCGTCTCGGCGCGCAGCCCATGCTCCATCACGGCGAGCTGCTTCTGGTGCTCGAAGCGCTGCTGCTCGAGCGCGAGACCGGCCTGGGTCTTCGCCGCCTCGTGCTGCGCGTCGGCCTGCGCCTTGGCGGCCGTGAGCTGGATCTGCCCCTGCGCTTCGTGCTGCGCCGCCTGCGCCTTCATCGTGTCGGGGTGCGGCGGCGGCTCGATCGGCGCCGCCGCCGGATCCTGCGGATTGGGCGGCGCCGCCGGATCGGTGAAGAACTCATCGGCGTTCTTGAAACCGGCAAGCCGCGCCAGGTGGATCGCCGAGTTGTGCAGGTTGCGGCGCGACACCAGGCCGACGGCGATCGCCTTCTCCTGCGCCGCGACGACCATGTTCATCATGCCGAGCTGCTGCTGCCTGGTGCCGGTGCCGAGGCCGACATGCACGGTGAGCTCGTTGCGCGTCTTCCATTCGCGCGGATTGACCGTCACCCATTGCTTGCGCAGCTGCACCGTGTGGCCGCTCTCGCCGTGCTTGCGGATGATCTGGTGCAGCAGCGCGAACAGGTCGCGGATGCCGGTCTCGGCAAAGATGCGCGCGATGAGCTTGATGCGCGCCTGCGCGGCGGTGAACACGGCGTTGACCGCGGTCGCGCTCTGGTTCTGCAGCGCGTCGGCGTCGATCCCCTGCCCCTGCCGCGTCACGCCGGTGCGGAACTCGCGCGCCGCGTCCATGTATTCGAGCACCGGAAAGGTCTGCGCCGCGATCGACGGAACGACCTGCCAGGTGAGGCCGCCCGGCTGCTTGGTGCGCACGATCCCGCCGGGGCGCGACACCAGCAGGTCGTCGAGCGTGTCGGGCCCGGCGAACTGCTCGGCCACCTCGACACGCGGATTGTTGGACAGGTACGCATTGTCGAGCATCGCCCGCAGCAGCGCGGTCTTGATGCGCTGGATGTCCATCACCAGGTCGGCGATCGAGCGGCCGAAGAACCGATGCGTGACGATGATCGGCGTCATCGCGGCGAACGGCATCACGTCGACCGGCTCGATGTCCGGCTTGCCGTCCTTCTTGAGGATGTCGCCCTGGCTGCCGCCGGTCGTCACCTTGTAGAGGCAGGCCTTGCCGTCGCCCTCGTAGTCCATGCGGATGTAGTGCTCGGTGACCTCGATGCGGCGCGCCGCCTGGTTCGCCTGGTCGCCGGTGTATTGCGACTCGTCGACGGTGTTGCGGTCGAGCTCCTCGGTGTTGGAGATCGCCGTATAGGTCGGCAGCGTCTTCACCTGCGCCTTGTCGAACCCCTGGGCGATCAGCCGCGCCTCGCTGAGCACCACCTTGTGAAAGCAGTAGTCGCAGTCGCGCAGCGAGCGCGCGTTGCGCGAGATGCCGAACTCCTCCGGCGGCACCGGCTCGACCTTGGCCTGGGCGGCGTTGCGCGAGCGCAACGCCTCGACGTCGTGCAGCAGCGGGCCGCCCTCCGCAAGTCGGGCCTGCCCGACTTGCGCATCGATCGTGCCGAACTCGGGCAGGCCCGAGTTCGGTGGCGGGTCCTCGCCTGAGTCCGCGCCGTCTTGCGCCGGCAGCGCGGGTCGCGCCGAATGCGCCGTGATCTCGATGTCCGGATCGGCCGAGAGCAGCGCAAAGGCGTCGTCGGTCAGATCGTAATAGGTCTCGCGCTCACGAAGCGTCCGGTCTTCCCACCACACCTTGACGATGCCGGTCTTGGAGAGCAGCGCGTCCTTGATGAACGTGTAGAGGATCAGGAAGCCGGGGTTGACCTGCATGAAGACGTGGTTGACGTAGTCGGTCTCCTGCTCGGCCGCCGCGGTGTCGTTCGGGCCGACCGGCTCGAACCGCACCACCTCGTCGCCGCCGCAGAAGATCTCCATCAGCGACGGCATCAGTCCTTCGATCGTGTCGGCGACATCGGTCGACACCGCGCG